AGACCCGAACCGGGTACAGCTTTACGCCATAGCCCTGGACCTGTTCCAGATTGAGCAATATGTGGACCGGGCCGGGAAACAGGACCTTTTGAAATACAGCTATGGGGAATTTTTGGACAACCTGGGCGGCAATCGAGGCGTTACCCGGAATCAACCGGCGGCGGCAAAAACCACCCTGCGCTTTACCCTTTCGGCACAAAGAGATTATGCCATTGGCATCCCGGCGGGTACCAGGGCCACAAACGGGGACGGCGTTTATTTCATGACCACCGCATACCAAGAGGCCCCGGCGGGGAGCAGCTTTGTGGACGTTGATGCGGTCTGCACTGCCGAGGGAATCGGAGGCAATAAGTTTTTACCAGGGCAGATCAACATTTTGGTGGACCCCCTCCCCTATGTCCAAAGCGTTGAGAACATTACACGGACGGAGGGCGGGGCAGTCCTGGAAAGTGATGATAGCTTTGCGGAGCGCATTTATTTAGCCCCCTCCGGCTACAGCACGGCGGGGCCGGATGATGCCTATGTTTACTGGGCCAAAACCTATAACGCAAATATAGGCTCGGTGAAGCCCACAAGCCCCGTACCGGGGGAGGCCGTGATTTACGTCCTTTTGAGGGACGGGACCCTGCCAGGGGTTGAAATTTTGGAAGGTTTGGAGGAATACCTCGCAAAGAACAAAATCCGCCCCATGACCGACCTTGTAAGCGTAAAGGCTCCGACCGTTGTAAATTTCACCGTCAATTTTACTTACTACATCAATCAGAGCGACCTCGCACAGGCGGTCACAATCCAACAGGAGGTTGAAAAGGCGGTCGCCAAATATTTGACCTGGCAGACCACGGAAATCGGCAGGGACATAAACCCGGACGAATTGACCCAGCTTGTAAAGGCAGCGGGGGCCAAACGGGTATCCATGACTGCCCCGGTCTTTACCGTTGTAGGAGATGCGGCGGTGGCGCAATGCACAGCCCGGTCGGTGAGCTACGGGGGGCTGGAGGATGATTAATCTTTACGATGGTCAGATTACCGACCTTGTCCAGAACCCTCTAAAGTACAACCCCGAAACAATCGCTATAGGCTACGCCATCCAGCAGGAAAAACGGCGGATCATCGACCGGGCTAACGGTACCCGGACACTGGCCCTCATTGATGAATTGCCGGAAAAAATCCTTGACGTTTTGGCCGTAGAGCTGCGGACCCCGTTTTATCAGGGCGATTTCAGCATTGAATCAAAAAGGGCCTTGATAAAAGATACCCTTATTTTCTACACCTACATGGGGACGCCAGAGGCCGTAAACCGTATGCTTTCCGCCGTTTTTCCGGGCAGCTACATCGAAGAATGGTTTTACTACGGCGGGGAGCCGTACCATTTCCAAGTCATTCTTGAGACGTCCGGCATTAGGGAAACGGCCCAAATTTCCACGATACGCAGGGCAATCCAAAAGGTAAAGCGGCTTACAGCCCACATGGACGGCCTCATTTTTCAATGCAATATTGGAATCGTGATAGGCACCCACGGCCAGGGCTACAAATACCGCAGCGCATGGCCGGGGCGCACCTGGAACGGCACGGTCCCGTGGCGGGATATGAGGGGAGGCTTAGAGCATGAAGAATTAGAGATTGAGACGGATGCCGCTGGCCACGCATACAAGGTCCCCATGAACGGCACACAACCCTGGCGGGATATGCGGGGCGGTTTGGAGCATAGCCAGGTCAAAGCGGAAACCCACGGCCACGGGTGGCTGTATGATTCAGAATTTACCGGGAGGCCAGAGGCGGGAACCGTACCCTGGCGCAACACAGAGGCCGGACACGCCCACGGGGAGGTGGAGGCCGGAACGGATGCCGGGGCTTTCGCCTACACGTCCCCAGCGGCTGGTGTTGAGCCATACCGCTCCACCCGCCCCGCCTGCCAGGACGAAACCCTGGAGGCCGAAACAAAAGGCAGGGGCTACAGTTACCGCTCGGAGGCGGCTGGACGGATAGAGGCCGGAACCGAACCGCAGCATAACACCGGGGCCGGAATTGGGGATGGCGGAATTGAGGTCCATGCGGAAACGCAAGATTTCCATTTTTTCGCCCCGCTTGCTGGGACAGAGCCGAAACGGGCAACCACCGCCGCCCTGCGGGAGCATGACCTCGGCATTGAGGCGGGCGGCCAGGGCCACCCCTACCACACCACGCTGGCCGGACAGGTTGAGGCGGGAACGCACCCGGACCGGGAAACCGGCGGCACAGCGCAGGACGGCGCATTTTTCACCACGGCAGAGGCGGAAGGTTTCCGCTATAAAACCCCTATATGCGGTACCTTCTACTGCAAATCTAAACAAGGAGGCGGTTTAATTGCTTACCACCGACGCAATCGAGGGGTATAAACGCCACACCGAAAGGGTTATCGACTACGCCCAATACCGCATCGGCTCCACCTGGTACAACGCCAAAATTTCCAGGCGGGAGCGGATGAAGGACGGGCGGGTGGCTATTTATTTCCCCATCATTCCCCAGTCCCAGGCGGAGGTCATCATTACCGGCGTCCGGCTTTACAGCAAAGACGGCAAGCTGTGGGCGCAAAAGACCGAAAACATCAAGGTCGAGAGCGTACAAGAGGGGGTACTTTATCGCTTTACGTTCGACCTGCACGAGGAGGAAACCTAACCATGTACAAGCAGACCGAATGGCAAGACCGGGTAACAGAGTTTGAGGACCGTTACATTGAGAAGGAGAACCCAGACGGCTCTTTTACTCATACCCCGTTTGAGGGTGAGATCATCCAGGTCGGCACCCCGCAGAATCAGACCAATTTCAACAACATGGAGAACGGCATCCAGGACACCACCATGGCGGCGCAGATTCTCGGCTGGGGCAACTTGCACCAGCAGCGGCGCAATGATGTTGTGGAGGCGGACGCTTTAGGGGAATACCACGAAATTACCCTGACCAATACCCAAGGTTTCCCCTTCAATTCCAGCGTGGACAGCCCCGAAACCATTGCTATGACCACCACCCGGAAAACCCTTTTCTATACCGTAGAGACGGAGGTCAAGGAGCATACCGGGCTGGTTGGGGACATCATCATTAGCGACAAGGCCCTCAACGGCTTTAAGATCGCATATACCGGCAGCGGCTCCAGCGTTAAACTGGCAGTCAGAATCAAAGGAGGAATGACCTAATGAGCGAGAAGAAGCAACAGATCCAGGTGGCCGAGAAAAACCCCGGCACCAAAATTCAGTGGGAGCAGAGCGGAACCAAGCTCACTTTTGGGGAGGACGACCTCACCATCCGCTGCGACACCCGCCAGAGGGACTGGCCCGTCCATGTCGACATTTGCGCCGACGGCGACGGCAACCTTGTGATCGGCGTCGGCGTTGGCCGCTACTACGTGGCGCAGGTGGACATCCCGCCCACGGACTACATCGAGGTCGAGGACACCGAGGCCCCGGCCCGGAATGAGGACGGCGAGGGCACCGGCAGCGAGGGCGGCTCCGGTACCACTACCGCAATGAAGAAGGTCGCACAGCCCATCGACATGAGCAAGGTCGTTTTGACCCTTTGGGGCCTGGACAGCCTCAAGGTAAACAAGTAAGGAGGACATAAGAAAATGGCTGATTTTGATTTGACCCGGCTGGCTCTGAAAATGGTCTGCCCTTCCAATGAGCTTTTGACCGACGACAAGGGCCTCCCCGGCGTTTACGTTCAGCGCACTCCCCGCCGCTTGAATGAGCTTTTGACCGCCGGGGACAACAGCATCCACCCCGCTTTCTTGGTGAACAGCGTCGAGATCACCCGGCTCCTGTTCGGGAAATTCCAGGGCAAGGCCCACACCAACCGCATTTACAGCCTCCCCGGAGAGGACCCCCCCACCAGCATCAACCTGGACACCTACGAGGCGTATTGCAAGAACAAGGGCGATGGCCACCATTGCATTACCGCCGCCGAGTGGGCTTTCCTGGCCCTTTGCGCAAAGAAGGACGGCAGGATGCCGAAAGGCAACAACAACTATGGCAAGGACATCTCCGAGACTACCTACGTTGCCATCCCCGCCCACGGCGTCCAGGATGGCGGCAAGACGGCCCGGACCCTCACCGGCACCGGCCCTCTCACCTGGAGCGATACCGGGGACATTACTGGTATTTTCGACCTTAACGGCAACATTTGGGAGTGGACCGCCGGGGTGCGGCTGGTCAAGGGCGAGCTGCAGGTAATCCCCTACAATGACGCCGCAAGCCCCGATTGTAACACGGCGGCGGATTCCAACCGCTGGAAAGCCATCAACGCCGCCGCCACCGGTTACGCCGACCTCTTTGTTACGCCGAATGGCCAGGGGACCACCGCCGGGACCATCAAGCTGGATTGGGTATCCGAGCATTGGCAGTGGGGGGTTACGATTGCCACGCAGGAGGACTCCCCCAAATACGCAACATTCGCCGCCACCACCTACGCCGCCGGTCTTTCCGCCTTTTGCAAGATGTTCCTCCAGGCGATGGCCTTTGGCCCGGAGGAAGGAGCGGCGGCGGATGATTACGCCGGGGACGGTTTCTGGGCGAACAACGGAGCCGCAGAGCGGTGTGCGATTCGGGGCGGCGGTTGGGGCATTGGAGCCGGCGCCGGGGTGTTCGGCTTGAGTTTCGGCAATCCCCGGTCGGACGTCTACTGGAGCATCGGCGGTCGGCCCGCTTTCTATGAATAACTGACAACTGACCCCTGGCACACTGACGGGGGCCGCGAGAGCGGCCCCCACAGAAAAAAGGAAGGTATGAGCAATGGGACGGTATGACCGAAACACCCAGGTCCCCAAAAATTGCGGCGGCAGCTACACCCCGCCGCCAGACGGCCCGGAGGGGACCGAACCCCGCAGATTTGTCATGAAGGAAAAAATCGGGGAAATGATGAAATACGCCCTCCCGATTGTGAATACCTTCCCACGCCGGGAGCGCAAGCTGGCAGACATTTTGCGGGACAGCATGATGGAGATGTACCGGCTTGCTACCAGGTTAGAGCGCAAATATTACAAAAAGACCACCCTTGAGGATTTGGATATTGAGCTGGCGGTTTTGAAAGAGTTCGTGGTGATTGCCTCCGATAAGGATTACCACGGCGCAAAGTACGCCCCGCCTTTGACCTTACACCAAAGGGAAACCTGGAGCCGGTACAACGCAGAAATAGGAAGAATCATCGGCGGCTATAAAAAGGCCGTAGAGGCCCGGAGCCATTGATGATTTGGGGAACAGGCCATACAGAACGCCGTGAGCGGTGTGCGATTCGGGGCGGCGATTGGAACAATGGAGCCAGCGCCGGAGTGTTCAACTTGAATTTCAACAATCCCCGGTCGAACGTCAACTGGAACATCGGCGGTCGGCCCGCTCTGCCCTTTGCCGGATATGAGTACATAGCCTCACGGGGCCATGTAGGCGCAAGGGCCAAAGGGGTCCGTTTCCCTTTCGGCGCAGCCAACGCCGGAAAAAATACAAGTATGCCGCATAGGCGGAAACGTCAAGTGCGGATGGCAGGAATTGAAACACAATGAGCGAAAAGCAAACGCTCCATGACATTTTCCCGGAAATGACCTCTTTCCCCTGGCTTGAGAGGGCATACCGCAACGCCAGAAAACAAAAGCGGTACCGGGATGAAATCCTCGTTTTCAGCAATGACCTGGACGTCCACCTTTTAGCGATACAGGAGCAAATGAGGGCCGGAGTTTTCCATTTTGGACCATACCGGCGGCATTGGGTATACATTCCGAAAAAGCGGCTTGTTATGGCCTTGCCCTTTGATTCCCGTATAGTACAGTGGTCGGTCTACCAGGCGTTAAACCCTTTCTTTGACAAGATTATGATTGAGGACAGCTACGCCTGCAGAGAGGGCAAAGGCTCCCTGGCGGCGGCGCAGCACCTCCGCAGCACCTCCAATATTGGCTAAAGATTGCGGAGGGAAAGCCTCAGCAGTGGTATACCCTAAAGCTGGATATCAGCAAGTATTTTTACAGGGTAGACCACGCCGTCCTCCTTGAGATTTTGGGAGAGCGGATAAAGGACCTGCAGCTTTTGGACCTATTGAGAAACATCATAGATTGTGACGGGGAGCGGTTCGGTTTGCCCCGGTTCATGGGGCCGGACGATGCGGCGGAGGCGGACTGGCTGGACGGCATAGGGATGCCAATAGGAAACCTCACAAGTCAGCTATTCGCAAATATTTACTTAAATGAGCTTGACCAATTTTGCAAGCACACCCTCCATATACGCCGTTACATTAGGTACATGGACGATGTAATCATCCTTGCCCCGGATAAGGAAACGGCAAACAGGTGGAAGGAGGAAATCGAGCGGTTTTTGAGCAACCGGCTACACCTTGATCTGAACCGCAAGACTACAGTGCGGCCAGCGGATAAGATTGAGTTTGTCGGCTACATTGTGACAGCCCGATGCCTCCGGCTTCGGAAACAGACTACCCGCAGGATAAAGTCCGCCTTTAGGAGCATTTGCAAGAAATACTTTGCAGGGGAATTGAGTAAAGCCGAATTTGATCGCCGGGTGGCCTCTTACAAGGGGATGATTCAGTATTGTGAGGCTGACAACCTACGTACACGTCTAAACGAGATTTACCTACACGCAAAGGAGCGCAGACCATGAGCAACATACAAACCATTTCGGAGCTTTGCGGCATTTGCGAGGCCCTGGTCCATATTGTTGAGGAACAGCGCAAGGCACTGGCCCAAC